AAAGGACGTTCTTTAATTAGTTTTTTATTTCTTCTACGCTATCTTCAAATCCATTTAGCTCATCTGCTATTAATTTAATCTGTGCTAATTCGCCCGGCAAAAACATTCTTTTCAAAACTTCTTTCGCACTGCTTACACTGTATTTTTTCAATAGCCTTTCATTATTGAAATCAGGCTTTTTTATGCAAGCTACTATATAATCTAAGTTAAAATCCTCGATATTTAGTTTGTCTTTGAAAGTGTTTTTGCGTTGTATCTTTTCAATCTCTGTTTCCGATATCCCTTGTATAAGCAAGGGAATTTCAAGTCTTTTTACGAAAACTTCCTTTGATGGAAGTTCCACATCTGCATTTAGCAATTTGTCAAGAATCTGTTCATCAGTAAGCTTTTTCGTCTTCATTCAAATACCTCCTAAGCAGTGATTGGGTCGAGTAATTCTGCACCTTCAAATGTAAAGCTAAGTTCTTCGGTCGCTTCCTTGCCTGCTTCAAAATTCGCCATGGAAATCTTATCGAATATTACATTTGATAGCCTTATTCGCTCTACTCCGTATGCTTCTGGGTCGTCCAACTTTGCAATAATCTCGCATTTTGCCGGTGGCTTTGTGTTGTCAGTAACTGGCATGTTTAAAGCAATCATGTCTGAAGTAACTTTATAACCTGTAATTTTTCCAGTTCCTTTTAAGCCAATTACCTTAGTATGTTCCCATCTGTCACCACACAGCTTTATGCTTGCTTTTTGCAGTTCAATGTCTGCCTGCAACGTGTATATATTCGTTTGCCATTCGCCATTTATATATACACTGCCAAAAGTACCATTTATAACTCTGCTTGCATCTATTCCAGCCATATCCTAACCTCCTTTTTATTCGACTACGAATGTGCCGAAAATAAATTCCATAACATCAGTCAGCCTTGCTTGCCATTTTATATAAACTTGGTCTGGTTCTGGCGTTATGGTTGCACTTGTGCCATAATAGGTTGGGTCAAGGAATACGTCCCATCCTGTGTTTTCGATAACCCCGCTTTGTGACAAAACCTGCATGTACTGTTTGCAAGCACCTATCAGAGATAAACGTCCTTCTTCGGTGTTGTTTATCTTTCCTATATAATTATCCTCTGCCGTCCTTGACAAGTCGTCATTAATAGCATCCATAGTCCTTATTGCTCTTATCTTTTTCCAGAAGTTGTTTTGCCCTTGCCTTAGAGTTACAAGGCTGTTTATTCCTCTTAGCACCTTTACAATTCTTCCATCATTAACCAGTAAAAGGACTCCGTTTTGGACTGCACTTTCCATTTCAGATTTTGTCCATCTTCTTGTTACGTCATCAAACGGTGTTGCAAAATAGGTTATAGATTCGGACATTTTCTGTCCTGCAATAGCACCTGCAATATACGAGGCTACCTGTGCAGAGGAATAAGTTACTCCGTCAAGAATAGCACCGACACCTACGCAAACAATGCCTTCATGGTTGAATCCGTAAGCTCTCGATTCTGCCGTTGCAACTGCATTGCTTGATGTATCGTCTGTTACAGAACCGCCCATTATGCATATTATGCCTTTTCCTTCACTTCTAACCCTCTCTACCCAAGAGGCGACAGAAGTTTGTATCGCTGGGTCGCTTATTCCGTCAAGGGTCAAGATATTGAAGTCTTGTCCTTCTGCGGATGCAAGGAAGTTAACATAATCGGTCGAAGTAATTCCCGCTAATCCTTCATTGCCTCCTGTCATTGGCTGTGAAGAAACCAATGCTAAATTTCCGTTTCCTGCAGCTACATTTGTTGCTGTTATCCAGCTATTATTTGGGTCGTTATTGATTGCAGATACCGCACTATCGACTGGATCTGTTTTGGAGAAAGTAACCATATATAGGAATGTACTGCCTTCATATAGCAGTATGTCATATTTTGTACTATCTACAAGATTTGTCCTAACCGTAATGTTAAACTGTCTTATTGTCGGATATTTGGTTGTAAGCTTGAGTACTCCTACTGGTGTCGCAGACGTATCATTAAGTGTTATTGTTTCGGCTGCTGCGTTTGAATCTGCTAACCTATATGCCAATATTTTCTGTGCACCGCCCATCAAGGCAAATCTTAAATTAGTATAAGCTGTTTCGCCATGGCTTTCATCTGAAGTGAAAGTATTAAAAACATCGTCTTCAGATTCAATCGTTACAAATTGCCTAACTGGTCCCCAGTTTGCTTTGACTGGCATAATTACTGTACCCCTGCTGCCGGGTTGTATTGCTGCGAGTCCTGCTGACTGAAAATCAAGATATAATCCCGGCAGATATTTCGGTTGCAATGGATCCCATGTTCCTCCTGCCATTATCTAACCCTCCTGTTCATAAATTTTTCTATTAATTCTTTTATTTCATCTTTTGTAAAGGAACTTCCTTCATTGCCATATAATGCACCTTTTACAACTTCCGGCTTTACGCCAAAAACTTTCTCTGCATTGGCGACAAGCTCTTCTTTTGTGTACTTTGTCTGTTCTTCTGTTGTCGGTTCTTGCATTACTGGATTTTCATATGTTGTATTTTCGTTTTCCATACTACATACCTCCTAAATTTGTCCTGAATCGTGGAAACCGTTAAGGATTGGAGCGTCAGCAACAAATGTTCTCGGCATATTCTGGCTGACGTCTATTGTTATTTGTCCTACTGTATAGTTGGATATGCTTTTCTGTGCTTTTATGTTGTCAACCGCCATGTATTTTTTGTTTGCAATGTCTAAAGGTATTTTAACTGCTTCTTCTAATGCCTGCGTTATGGTTGCGAGGGCATATTGCAAGTTAGCTGGCGTATCGCCTAATATATTGCACACAATCCTCTTGCTTAATTTGTACATATACCTTGATTGCTCTTTTGCCGAAATGTTCACTATCTCCCAGCATAAGGAAGGTCTTTTGTTGCCTTGCCACACCATGTATATCGTCCATCCGGTAGGCAATATACCTTGAACATATGCAGATATTGCCGTTAGCCAACTATCGTTCGTACTGTTTTGGAACACAGCATGGCATACGGTCTCAAAGTCTATCAGATATCTATTGCTTTTATCTCTGTTAAATACCGCTGGGATTCTTACCAAGTGCATAATGTAAGAATTTTGCCCAACGGTTATTATATTATTGGCTGGATATAACAGATAGCTTAATACGCGCCATGCCCTTTCATATCCTGTTTCGTGTCTTGCACTTCTTATCTGTACATTTAAATTGCGGACTTCTTCCGGAGGGTCGTTAGGATTATTCCCGCCAACGTCATATATCGTTACGGTTTCGTCAGGCAAATCCGGCTGATAATCAACGAAAATATCTGTGCCTAATGTTCCTTCCCCTAACGATTGGAGATATAAGGCTATGTCTTGTGCGATAACCGTTGCCATGTCATTTCCCTCCTTCTAAAAATCCTTTAAAATACATATCTGCGATTTTCTTGAAATATTTAGGCATGTTTTGCTGTGCCGGGTCGGATAAGAATTTAGCTTTACCACCAAGCGGATGATTAAACTCTGTATGTTCGTGCTGGTAGTGTGAATAAATTAAGGAGTAGCCAACAGTAGCAGATAAGCCCTCGTCTGTTTCCGTCAGTGGTGGAACAGAACAGTTTGAACGCAAATCGCCTGTCTTTATAGGTGCTTCAGTTTGTGATTTGCCTTTCAAATCTAAAGCACAAATATTTAGAGTTGCTTTTGCAACATTACGCGCAACACCTAATGCACTTTTAGAATCCCAATTAAACTCGCTCATACTTCTGCCTCGTAAAAGAGAATATTCCCATTTAGGTCAGGCAAAGTCGATACAGTTATGATTGTCCAATCCCTGTTGCCATCGTTCAAAATATCTCCGGTTTGTACAGGCTCTATACAGAAAACTCTGCCTTCGCTTACCACCTGTTGCCCTTGTTTATCTCTTACAAGCTTTCTAAATCCATCCCACCTGACTTTTATCTGCTCGCTTTGCGTAACAGGCTGACCGTAACCGTCTAAGCCTGTTACCTTCTTCCAAGTGGCTGTCTGGTTCAAATAAACATCTATCATGTCATTTGCACACTCCCTGCAAGCCAAAGCCTTAATATTTCTCTTGCCTCGACTGATAACAAGCCCTTGCCACTGCCGGGCGCATATTCCTCAGCTGTGCTCCGTGAAAAGGTGAACCTCCTTACGCCTGCTTTTTGCAATTTTGTCCGGCTATCTCCGCCACGTTCAAGCAGTGCTAAGGCTTCTTCACATTCTGCCTGTTTGACTATCTCCGGCACATCTACGTCTGCCCACCATGAAGCACCTTCAACATATAATGTTTCCCATTGATCCGTTATATTGAATTGAAACCACTTACGCCATATATCATGAATTCTAAATGGGTACCGCCTCGGAAATTGCAAAGGCTGGTCGTCTAATTTTTTAGCGCCAACAAGTATCTGCCTGTCAATCGCCCTTGTTGCCATAACTAAAGCTTGCTCTTTTTGCGTTTGTGTGGCATTGCTCCAAGCATCAGCAAAAAGCCTGTCTGTAAAATAACTGTCAGCATAATCTGTATCAACATAGCTATTTTGATTTACCACCAACATTATCAATCACCTCTACAGGGGCACCCGTCTTTAGCAAATATTCCGCCAATTGCCCATGTGCTTTCTGGTTGGCTATAAATTTCAGTAAATGGTTGTGAAAATATACTGTGCAATCTTGCGTAAAGGTAACGACAGGAAGGCTGCCTCCTGTCGTGTCTTTTGCCTTAGCCATTTATATCACTCCTTAACCTGCATGCTCTATCACAACTGCCCTCTTGTACTGTGCAGCTGTGCCTGTAAGCGAATCTGTAGGAACCGCATAATCACCAACCCAACTCCAAGCGCTCGAAATTATTTGCTGCAATCTGTCTAACGGCGGTCTGTGGATAACTGCTATGCCATTTACCATTGTTACTATTCCCGGTGAACTTGCGTTTGGAATTCCTGTCCCGCCTAACAAGTTGCCGAATCCCTCCAAAGGACCCTCTATAAGAGCGTCAGAACCCACAACTATAGGTCTGCGGACTGTTATGCCTGCCGAATTGGTTATTGTTGGTGCCTGTGTGTTCCTTACCCAGTCAATTCCTGCAAACCGCCCAATACTTAAATCCCGATAAATAGGACTGTCAACACGCCCTATCATTGCCTGCTTAAAGTCTGCATCTGCATACAACTGCCTTTCAGTTACTGCATCTACATGTGCTACATAATAACCGCCAATAGTCGGTACGTTGTTTTGTCTTAAATATGCTACTGCATCTAAGAAAACGCTTAGCGATGCAACATCAGAACTTGCAAGCTTGTTATATGTTGTTTTTGCATTCGGTCTTAAAATCCTCGGTGCATTGGCAGCTATAACCGGGTCGCCATCTGCCCATGTCGCAGACGTTCCTAATGTCAATGTGTTCGTCGAAGTGTTAACCGCTGTTACAGTGTTCGCTGCCCCGTTTATTGTTATTTGCAGTGGATTGTTTGCACTTACTGCTACCTGTTGTCCATTTACCATTACTGTTCCAAATCCGTTTGTGTCATTTACGACTAACGAGGTTGAAGACGTGGAAGCACCGCCTACTGCGAATGTGTTACCGCTTAAATATGCACTATAAAGTTTATCCCTGCATATTGTATTTAGCGATTGCCCTGCATTAATCGCTAATTTGGTATTGTCCTCCAAAAACTTGGATGCCAACGCAATAGCACTTGTGAGCATGTTTGTATCCATTGCATTTCCATACTGGCTCAATGTCATGCTATATTGTTCTATGCTGTAATTTTGCGGCGTAGGGTCTGTACCTGGTGCGAGCGGTGTATTTACCGGCGCTAACAATCCTGTCCTCGTGAATATCACAGTTTCACCTAAATTGGATTGAAATGGTCTCGGTGTTGCTAATTGCCTGTACAAAAATTCTGGTGTTAAAGCTTCCTGAAATGTTCTTTCAAGTATGCCATTCTGAATTATGGCTTTTATAGAATCTGGAAAAGCGTTTATCGACATCAAAAATCATCCTTTCTTTTATCTTAATCTTATTCCGTATTTAGCAAGCTCACTTTGTAATTCTTCCCTGCTTGCCTTGCGGTAATCTACGGAGTTGTTACCTCCGTTCGCTGGGTTTGTACTACTCCCAATAGGTTTGCCTTGTACGCCAAGCAACTTTTTAAGCTTTTCAGCATCTGCCCTGATCTCTTCTTCGTTTGTACCGAAAATCCTTGCTGACCAAGACAGGGGCAAGCCCATTTCCGATAAAACTTTTGCTTTTGTTTGTTCTGCCTTTAATGTTGCAAGCTCGAGCTCTCTGTCTGCCATAGCTCTTTCATATTCAGCAAGTTTAGCCTGCATTTTTTCTTGGTCTGTCATTTGCGATTCTTTTATTTTCTGCAATTCTTCTGCTGCTTTCTTCAAGTCGTTATAATCTTTATATTTATCCCTTTCACGTTTTAAACGTTCATTAATAATTCTGTCAATTTCTTCTTGCGTGAAAGTCTTTGGTTCCGCAGTCTGTGGTTCACCTGCTGCGTTTTGTGGTTCTCCCGCCATATTCTGAGTGGCGTTACCTTCATTTGCTTGTGTGGTTGTCTGTATATCTGTCTGTGCGTTTGTCTGTGCGTTTAAATCTTCTAACATCGTTTATACCTCCTTGAAATTCCCATGCTTAACCGGCGCATGTTGCCGTTAATATAATCAAACCCCCGCAAGCTTTTTAATGCTTTCCGGAGGTTCTTCCTTTAACTCTGCGTACAATCGTAACAGTTTTCTGGCTGCTTTCCGCTTTTCGTTTAATGGTGCTTTAACCCCGCCACGTGCACCCGCTAATGCTGCTGCTGCTGCGTGAACGCCATTACGGTTTAATGTTCCGTCTGGTTCATATACGGGTAGCTTGCACATACCTTTAACTTTGTCTTTGCCTTGTTCGTTCAAATCAATTAAGCAGCACTTGCAAAATGCTGCTGCATCTTTATAATCACTGTCGCTAATACTTCCCCACGGTTTATCAGATACAGCCATACTATCACCTCCTTATTTTGAGCATAAAAATACCGCCTTGGCCTATCATGCCTTAGCGGCTTTATTATATATATTTGTTATCAATGTCAATATCAAGTCCAAACTCTTTTAAATCATATCCCGTAAGATAATCTTTTATTATTGAAAGTACTTCATTATAAGCCAACATTTTACCTTCATAAAATTCGCTACCATCTTTTTCTTTAAAAACTTCATCTGCGTTTTGAATTATTTCTCGTATTATATCCTTTAAAATTCCCATCTCTTCATTACTCATTTGTACCACCTCGCTCTTTTAGAATATACTCCATAATAATTTTTAATTCTGCATTTCTATTAGCATCTTTCCGCCATTTTTTAAGCAGTCCTTGTTTTTTGCGCTCATATAAGTTATCCCAATCGGCTACATATTTCGCAGGGTTATTTATTTTATCTTCATGCAATTTAACCTGCTTTTCATAGCTATTAATAGCCTTCTGTAATTGCCCATTTGTCCAATTTGAAGCGTCTTTGTATTTACCAGAATGCCTACCATCATTTTTGACTTCCTGAATAACTTTTTCTGGGTTAATTATACCATTATTTTGCAAGTTAATAAAGTCATTATACTGCTTTAGTATGCTTGCGTCAATTCCTCTCGGTGTTTGTCCTGCATTGTCATAACTCTTTTTTAACTTCTCAGCTGTTTTTATTTTTTCTTCAAGTGTCATATTTTCACCCAATAAAACTTCCCTTGCCCTTTTCCGGTTGGTAGCAATTGTAACTGCATCCCGCATTTCTTCGTATGCTTGTTTTTCGGCCTCACTTCGTGGATCCTCGGTTAAAGATGTATTGCTATACCTTTGTGTCTGCTCGGCATTGTCGTCAAATTCTCTTACGTATGGCATTAATACATGCCTGCAGCGAGGGTGAACCGGTGGTGTATATTCGTCTGTGAGCTGAGGATATCGCTCGTCTTCCCCGCTTATGCTGAATACCTTGCCTTGCAACGGAGCACATATTTCACAGGTTGGGAAATGTGTTGATATTTGTACTAAATCATTCCCAAACTCCTTACATTCGTTTATAGTCGCTACGCTTGCTGCTTCTCTTGTCGTTGTCCTTGCCACCATTTCGGCATAAGTATCTAACCGCCACTTGCGCCCTAATTTGTCTTTAAAAGCTGTTTGCCCTTCATCCAACAGCCTTTGTATTAAATCTTTTTTCATGTCTTGTACTGTTGTGCCACTTGTAAATTTCTTGCCCGTTGCTTCAAGGCTTACTTTTCTGAAAATGTCATTGATATTGCGCCCAATAAACTGAAAAGCGTCCCGCATGTTGTCATTCATGTTTTGTGCCACCACGTCTACCGCCCTCTGATGGATTTGTGCAAAGTTCCCGTTTTTCTTCTTGTATTGCCCTAAATGTGTTAAAAAAGATGCTGTTTGAGCGGTAGACTGCGAATATACCTGCCCTATTGTCTGGTCTATCCATTGTTGTGTATTTTCGTCTAATTGGTTTAATATGTCGTATACGTCCCTAAGAGTGTCTTTCCAATATCGTGTCCACTGTCCTTTTGCGTCTTTCTTAATTATTATTCGCAGGATTTCTTGAAATCCTTGCTTGTATAAATTTACAAGTGTTGCTATTAATACTTCTTCTTTAAAAGCCATTAGCTACCACCGCCTGACGATTGCCCTTGTTGCCCTTGATTTAGTTGCAGCTTAGGTTTAAACATTAATGGCACTTCTAAATTCGCCTCCGCTGCAATCTTCGTTAGCTCGTCTTTAAGCGTCTGCGTGTCATACTCGTACAAACTCCTTAGAGCTGTTTCTTTAGACGCAAGTCCGTTTTGTACTCTCTGCGCCCATATTTGCGTCTGCTCTAAATCGTCTTGTGGCAATCCGTCTTTCCAAGCTATGTTTATATTCTCAAGCTTTATTGCACCATTCATTCCTTGCACAACTTCCAGTTCACTCGCCAGCTTTAACACTTTCTTTATTGCCGTGTCGAACCTCATCCTAATTCTATTTACCTTTGCAAGGGGTGCCATCATTAGCCGTCTTAGTGCAGAACCGCTTTGTGCTAAGTTCCCGTCTAATTGTCCAAAAGCTGCAACTGACGTTTCTGACAATGTATAAAACTGCTTCATTAAGTAATCTACTTCGCTAAATGCTGCTGCGAGCTGTCCATCCCATGTAACATAACCCGGCGGATTCTCGCCTTCTTCGACTGGGAAATATTTACCGCCTGCTCTGAAAGTCGCCTTTCCTGTTGCAGGGTCTTTTTCCAAAACCGAAGCTGGTCCATACATATTAGGGTCTGAATGTTTGTCCAGTATTCTGCTTATCTGTGCGAATCTTATTTCCAACTCTTGCGTTACGCTGTCCAAATCGCTGTAATCATCAAGCCCTGTTATTCTGTCAGTTGTTAAAAGATTATTTACAGGTACGATTAAAAAATCG